CGGATCGTGGGGATCTCCTGCCCGTTCAGGTAGTCGATCTGGATGAACGGCGCAGAGGTCTTATCAGCAACGAGATACCACTCAATTGAATCGCCCAGGATGTTGAGGTATGGATCTTCCACTACTTCAAGCCCGCGACCGACCAACGGATTGTTCTGCGCTGTGATTACACCATTGACGTTTACCGCAATAGTGGTCGATGCTACGATCTGACGCACCGTATCTCCCAGGCCCACAGGTACCAGCACGTAACGCGGAATAAGTGCGAGCGGCTCCCCGTTCACATCTGTCTGCAGCGCCATTAGCTTGATCATGTTCTGTATGGACGCGAGCTCCGGAGATGTCCCCGTACTCACATAATTGCCCCGCGTGTCATCAAACACGTTAACGCCATCATCCATAACAGGGTTGTCCGTAAGAATTTTATAGACCTGCTTGTTGATAGTGCGCCTCGCGGCAGCCGCATACTGGGCAGGAATACCTGTCACCAGACCAACATCATCATTGATGAACGCCTGCCGCGACAGCGTGAACTGACGGCCGAAGGTCTTCAACTTCCGAGTAGGGGCCACGGTATCTTCAGGCACATCGTGTTTCAGCTCGCCGTTCTCGGGTACCTCAAGAAATTCTCCCGCGTTCCCGCGATAGTAGCCGCCCTTCGAGGGTTTGAAGTCAGATAGCGAGCCGCGTGTCGTCCAGATCTCCACCGTAGACGGTGCATTTTGATAGCCTTCGATGTACGCCGCATTGACAGTCTGGTCCAGGATGATGGGGAACGACGCTCCCGGCGTGAAGAACTGACGCAAAAGATCGTCGTTGCTGATTCCCATATCGACCTGACGTCCATCACGCTGGAGCGTTACTATGGCCATCTCACGCAGACTCATGTTGCGGAACTCGTTCGCGCCAGCGGCAGGCTTGCCCAGGTTGCCAAGGCCACGAAGAAGGAGTCCGTCGCGGGCCGCGGCGCGGACCTTGTCCACCTCATCGACCACCTGCCCGGCAGCAACACCTACCGGCGGACGTGACTTTTTCAGACACTCGATAACGGCCTTGCGAACCGTATCAAGCGAAGCCCCGCTTTTGATATGCTCATCAGGATCCATATCGAATTCCCGGCAGAGCGCGGTAATGTCAGCCACGCGCTGACGTTCTGCCGCCCTTATCTGCTCTGCATCCACAACAGGCTGCTGTATCTCAGCGCCGCGTGCCTGCACGTCGTTGGACTCGGCAGCCGTCCCGGCCGCGCGTACGGAAGGCTCTGCGGCAGGTTCAGCCTGCACAATGTTGTTCTCAGGTTCTTTTGCCATTTGTTTATTTTCCTCCCCGTTTAAAAATATTCCGCGGCCGACGCCTACGGTGGCATCAGCCGGAACGGACACGATAGATATTTCAAGGACCTCCCATTTTCGTGCAATCCAGCACGGCCCTGTGAAACGGCCGTCCGTGCTTTTCTTGCCGGCAGCAACTTCCTCCCAGACATCGACCACATACCTGACCGACGCGCCCTTCAGCGTTCCGGACTTGACCTTCTGGAAGATAATGTCAGATTCCGGATCTTCGTCAAAGCTGACCTCGGCCTCTCCACGGTTGTTTTCCAGCCAGGCTTTTTTCACAGAGCCTATGGGCATATCAGAGTTGTGGTTGAACAGCAAAACACCTATCTCGTTGAGTCTGGACAGATCGACCGCGCCCTCACTGTGATCAAGGATTTCCACCCCGAACCATCGCTCGTAAGGATCCTCCGATGAAAAAGAGAGGCGAACGGTCCTTTCATTTCCCTCTCCTTCAACGGCTTTCAGGCCTACAAGCTGCCGCTCCAGCTGCTCAGTCTTTTCCGGCGCCCGTATCCTCGATGGGTTCGACGGATTTTTCATTGCCAAATAACACACCTCCCAAATCTATACCAAGGCTCTTGGCATACTCTATTGCAGCCGCGATATCTTCCAGCTGCTCCTTCCAGTCGTAGCCGTTCTCTGCCGCGATCTGCTGGAAAGTCTTTTGACCTGACTTCATCGCGATCTGGTTCGCGTTCGCTTCCTTCTGCGGGTCTATCCAACGCCGTGCCGGAGCCACCCAAACATGCTTAAACCAGTCGCGCTTGTTATCCCAGAAATTCGGTATGGGCAGCCGTCCGGTCAGTACCAGAGAGATCAGAAATGTTTCGTAGATCTCATCCAGAACTTTTTCGATGAGGATCCCGCGCTCCATGGCGTAGGTCATCTCATCCTCGATCAACCCCTGGCGCGCGCTCGAGTAATTGACCTGACTGAGATCGCGACTGGTAGTCTCATATGAAAGCCCCTGCCCGGCCGAAGCCAGGCGCTGCTGAAGCCTGATAAAGTCCTCTGCGCCGCCGCCGCTGTTAGGCGGCACAACCACACTGACATCATCACCAGGTTGGAGCTCCGCTATCATCCCCGGGGTAATCGATTTAGGGGAATAATTCTCACCGGAGCCAGAAGCGATACTCCCACGCCCCATAACACCACCTGCCCCGGGCGTTTGCTTTTTAATGAGTACCGCCAAGCACGCAGCGATGCGTTCTTTTACGCTTACAGCCTCCATGTACTGGTTGATATCGCGCACCCGTGTAACCGTGGGCGCCATATCCGACATCTCCCGGATCTGGCTGGGTCGGTTCTTCTCCCAGTAGAAAATGACGTCCTTCGCATCCACATACACAGGCTCGCTCTGCGTGAAGCCGTCAATGCTGTACTGCCGGATATGGTACCCGACCGGTTTGTTCCACTTGTTATACTCGATGCCGCCCACGATGCGATTGCCTTTGGTTTTCGGCAGTGCAACCATGCTGTCCAGCTCGTCAACCTCCAGCATCTGCAGCTGGAACGGAATCATGCCCTGGTCTGTATAGCACTTGATGAACAATACCCCGCCGTCGACGCGCTTACGGCGCACCGCCGACCGGAGCATCTCAGTCAGATTCTGCTGGCCGGTCACATCACAGTTCCGCGCCTTCGACCAGGTCCCCCACAGGGCCTCTATCTGTTTGTTGATGTCCTCGTCGTCTGTCTTGGCCTGAAGCTGGAACCCAGGTCCGACCACATTCCGCTCGAATGCTGTGATGATCCCGCCGGCAATGTCGCTGTTCCGCTCGAGGTCCCGTGCCCGCGCCCGGATCCGCTCGCGATACGGGGCGTCAATTCGTTCCGCCGAATCATTGGCCACGCGCCAATTATTCAGGCGGTCCGTTTTCGCCGCATCGTAATAACTGCGCGCTGCACCCAGCGCGTTACGCCAGGCTTCCCGATAACAGGCCAACTTCGGTGAGATGAAGGCGATTGCTTTTTCCAGAAAATTCAGGCTGATCACCTCCTGTCGAACTCAGCCACATAAAAGCCGCTCAGCGCGTCATCGTTGCCTGCCGCGATCTGGGCCTCCAAGTCCCGCTTCATCTGCCGGAGTATACTGAGGTCCGCCCGGTTCATCTGGCGGCTGCCAATTCGATACGACTGACCACCGCCAAGGATTTTTGAAATTGCTGTGTTAACCTCAGCCAGAAGCTCCTCGGGCGTCATATGCCCTCACACTCCCTATATCCATTTGTCTCCACTGGGGATCCACGCGTCTTGCGTCTCCTCACGCACAGGCGGATCCAATGCTTTAGGCGGCTGCTCCTGCAAATATAGGGTCCGCACGTTACACAGATCAGCCGCGAGGAAGCAGTATACCTCAGCATCAAGGTAATGGTTCGCCGCATGGCTTGTCTTCGGAACCCATCGCTCGGATCCGTCCTTCTCGGTGACCAGCTGCTCCGCAGTGATCTGCTTTGCATACTCTAGATCACAGCCTTTAAATACCAGCCATGACCCTTGCCCCGGTTCTTTGCGCAAACGCCAGGCGATTTGTGATTTATACTTCCCGCCATCGACCAGGGCAAGGCGTTGGCCATGAGCACGGCTGTTCGGCTTATCAACCGTTGAAATCCGAAAATTACCGATAAGCGGTTTCGAGGCGCCCTTGACAGGCACCGTCCATTCCGGCCGCATACCGCAAAAATCGTACACCTCAGCCGTTTGGTCTCCGGAGTCGATGGCACACAGCGCGACCTGAAGCTTGACCCCGTCTCGCCGCTCGTAGTACCGGTTCATTATCTCGTCCAAATCGTTGAGACTCAAAGCCTGACCGTGGGCGATGTTCTGACTGGTCATGTGCGGGCCCCAAGCGCGGATCGTCCAGTACACCGATGTCTCCTGCACGTCGACACCGGCCACCAGCAGCCGCACCCAATCCGGCACCACGAACTCCTCATACTCGGTCTGGCGCTCCATTACGAGGTCCTCGTCCATCCGTGACTTGGTGTTCTCCCATGGTTCAGCCAGCCACGAGTTCACGAAGTTCTGCAGGGACTCCGGATCGTCCTTCGAGTCCAGGAACTCCCGGGCGATATCAGCCCATGTCACAAAAGGCGAGTACAGAGTGTTGAGCCAAAACGCGACCGTCCGCGGGATCTGCTTCACGCCGATCCGACGCGCGACCTCGCGCCATTCCCCGCGCCTGAGCATCCCCGGTTTATGCAGGTCCTCTATAGCACCGCCGCATTCCTGACAAAAATATAGAGCCTGTTCGGCTCTCTCTGCGTTTGTTAGACCGTCATCCCCGCTTGGGAATATGATCTGCTTGAACAGCAGCTCGATGTATTCCCCGCAGTGTGGGCACGGCACGAAGTAGTGGCGCTCCACGTCCGCAGTCTCTTTTGCTTCCCAGATATGCCCGGTTTTCAGCGTCGGGGTGCAATTGTCATAAATCTTTTTGTTCAGCGGGTAGGTCTTCGTGCGCTCCTTTGCCAGCTTGATCGGTGATGCCTCAGCCTTTGATGCGCCCGGGTACTTGTCTGTCTCGTCCAAAAACAGATTCCGGATGGCCCGCGACGCCAGCGTGCTGGGACTGTTCGCACCCGTGAGGTACAGCGTCATGCCCGCGAATTTCTGCTCCAGGCGCTTTGACTTCCTTGTCTGGTGGATGGCCTTGATCTCCGGACACTTTCCGAACATGATCTGAAGACGGTTATCGGACGCCGACTCCGCCAGCTTATCCGTTGGGAACACGATCATGGTCGGCGACGCGTCCTGCATGATGGTCCAGCCGATCATGTTTAAAAGTGCCTCGGTCCCTCCGACCTGTGTTGGCTTGCAGAAGATTATCTCTCTGGTGTATGGATTGCAGTATTCGTCCATTATGCCCACCAGGTACGGTGTAACGCTGTTGCTCCACCGCCCGGGAAAAGCGCTCGAGTTATCGAGAATCCTATATCTCTCCGCCCACTGACTGACCGTCAGCTCCGGCGGCGGGGTCAGACACTCCTTACATAGCCGCCTGATCAGATTGAGCGTCTTCATCTTCATCGTCCATCACGTCCACTCTGTCAGCTGCATAGTCTGCTGGATCGTACTCGGACAGCTCGGTCAATGCTTCCCGCAACTCCTCCTTCAGTATTTCGACCGCCTGCCGAGCGTCCACGATACCCACCAGCTGCGGCGCGAGCTTCGTCGGAATTGCGAGGATCTTACTGCGGAACCGGATCAGCATATCGGACACCACAGCTTCAACATCGCGGGCCTCATGAAGCTCAGCACGCAGACGCCGAAGCCTCAGTTCCGAGATCTCTTTCTTTACCGCCTCATGCTCCGACCTTGAGCGCTCGTAGTTCAGTCCCTCAGGATCACCGATTTCTTCCTCGAGTTTATAGCGCAGGTACTCCTGGACGCACCTCGGAAGATAGTACCGCTTTGTCTCTGGGGACCGCTCAAAAAGACCCTCTTCATCCAGCTGCCGGATGCGCCGTGGAGTTACGCCAAGAATCTTCGCGAGGTCCTTTTGCGTACAATCCATCATGAATGCCATCACCTCACCGGCAGGAAGTGCCGTCAAAAAAAGATTTTTACGGAGCGAGATTTCGGACCTCGCAAGCCCCGCCCCGCCGGTGGCGCCC